CAGGGGGCGCAGGGGCAGGCCCGACAGGCGCGAGCGCCTCTGCGACCACGTGCTCACCTACATGGACGACTGGCTCGTCGTGGGCCACGACAAGTCGGCCCTCAAGATGGCAGTGCGCAGGATCGCGAAATACCTCAGGGACAACCTGCACCTGACCATCAAACCGTGGAAGGTCTGCCGCATAGACTCGGAGCCGATAGACGTCTGCGGCTTCGTCTTCAGGCGCGACCGCACCACGATCAGGCCCGGCATCTTCCGTCGCGCGAGGCGCGCCGTGATACGCGCGAGGAGGACCCGGGGCATGACTCCCCACGTCGCCGCGAGGATCGTGAGCTACTGGGGATACTTCAAGGCGACGGACTGCCGCCGCTTCAGGGACAGACACAGCTTGGGCGCGCTCGTGGCCGAGTGCCGGAGGGTGATCTCGGCCTGCGCCAGAATGGAGGTGGTCGCATGCACACCGTGACATGGCCCGACAGGCTGGAGAGGGTGGAGTACCACCCGACGCCCGACGGCATGGCCGTGGCGTACCTGCGCGAGAACGTGACGTTCGTCGAGGGCACCGAGGAGGAGCCCGCGGGCCACTGGGAGGCCGACGAGGTTATCGTCGAGACCGACCTCGACGAGCAGGGCGTCTGGTACGCCTTCGACCGCCTGTGGGTCGCGGCCGAGACGCAGGGCAAGTCGCTCGCGGAGCGCGTGGCCGAGCTGGAGGACCTCACCGACGCCCTCACGGCCATCATCCTGGACGAGGGGGTGTAACCCATGCGAGAGAGGCTCTACGCCCGCCAGATCGAGCGCCGCGTGATCACGATCCTCGATGTGCCGTGCACCTACTGGGAGGCCGTCCTGTCGCTTCTGAGCGAATCGGAGGAAACCCGCCAGAGGCGCATCATCGAGGAGCAGGGTTTGGGCTAGAATCGATGTAGAGGAGCTGGCGGGATCCCGCAAGGCAACGGCGACCTCGAACGACGATCCGTTGCCCAGGGACTCCCGTGCGAACGCCCCCTCGGGCCAGGTGGTCCGAGGGGGTGAATTCATATGGACATACCTTGGGAGCTGGTTCTTACCACGGCCATCACCACCCTCACGGGGCTCGTGGTGACGGCGCTCTACCGCAGGCTCGACTCCTACGCCAAGCAGAGCTTCGCGTGGCGGCAGGAGATGGGGCAGCAGATGGCGACCCTGATGAGGGCGCAGCAGACCACCATGAGGGCGACGCTCATCCACAACGCGGAGAAGTACTTCGAGCGCGGGTGGCTCACGCCGGAGGAGCGGGCCTCGTGGTGCGACATGCACGACCAGTACTCGGCCCTCGGGGCCAACGGCCTGATCGGCACGTACCGCCGAAAGCTCGACGAGCTGCCCGACAGGGTAATCACCTAGGAGGAGACATGATCAACTGGAAGGTTAGGATCCGGAACAGGCACTTCTGGCTCGCCCTCATCCCCGCCGTGGCCGTGCTGGCGCAGACCGTCGCGGCGGCGTGCGGCGTGGAGCTGGACCTGAGCGACACCCAGGGCAAGCTGCTCGCCGTGGTCAACGCCCTGTTCGTCGTGCTGACCATCGTGGGCGTGGTCAACGACCCCACCACGGCGACGCTCGCGGACTCGGCGCGGGCCCTCGGCTACGAGTACCCCAAGGGGGACGGCGATGCCTAGGAGGGTCCTCGACATATGGGCCGGCGAGAGGGAAATCGACCTCGGCGCGTGGAAGGCCGAGCATGACATCTGGGCCGTGATCTGCAAGTGCGGCGGCCACGAGTACCTGCGCGACGAGCGCGGCGTGCTCATGGACGTCAAGACCTACTACGAGGACTCCCAGTTCCTCGCCCACTACCAGGCCGCCCACCGCGAGGGCCTGCACTGCGGGGCGTACTACTACGGCTCCGCCACAACGCCCGAGGAGGCCGCCCGCGAGGCCGAGCACTGCGCCTCCATCCTCGCCAACAAGGGCTGGCTCGACATGCCCGTGTACTACGACGTCGAGGAGCGCTCCCAGCTCGACCTGCACATGCACCAGCTGACCAAGGTGGTCACAGCCTTCTGCGAACGCGTCAGGGCCGCAGGATACGAGGTGGGCATCTACAGCGGATACGAGGGCTTCCACAACATGTTCGAGGCCGACATAGCAGGCTACTCGTTGTGGGTGGCCGCATGGAGAGCGTCGTGGCCCATCTGGGCGAAGGACTACGACCTGTGGCAGGAAGGCAGCATGGACCTCGCGGGCAACGTGTACCGCGACGAGGACACCGTGGACGGTCCGGGCCACGTCGACCTGGACTGGGCTAGCGATGCGTTTGTGACACGAATCGAGAAGGGAGGCGGCATGGCCAAAAAGCTCATCGACACGGCCAACGTGGCGGCGCTCATCCACTACGACATGGTGACCGACCCGCGCAACGGCTACAGCCAGGACCCGAGGTGGGCGGGCGACCATCCGGACGGAATCAAGGTCCTGGACATTGACGGCCACAGGTACGAGTACCCGCTGGGCAGCTACGACTGCTCAAGCTCCGTCACCATGGCGTGGCGTCAGGCCCTCAGGTACACCGCCTACGAGGGGTGCCTGGGCGACAACATCTACGAGCGCACGGCGAGCATGGAGGCCACGTACTGCGGCACGGGGCTCTTCGCCGCGTCCCTCACGCCCGCCCACCGCGGCGACCTGTACCTCAGCCCCAGGCACCATACGGCGATGTGCCAGGACGGCGGCAGTGATGGCATGTACGGATGGGATTGTCTGTCCGAGTTCAACAGGGACGAGAACCACCAGGCCTCGGGAGGCCAGCCGGGCGACCAGGACGGCGGCGAGTCCGTCTTCCGCGGCTATTACGACTACCCGTGGACCACGGTGCTGCACTACGTCGGCGGCCTCCTCGAGGACGTCACCGACGAGGGCTCGGACGATGGAGAGAAGGAGAAGGAAATGGCACCGGCAATGATGTTCGTGAGGCTCGACGGGACCGCGACGGAGCACTTCTTCGACGGCCAGCACCTGCACGCGGTGGCGAACCTCGACGAGAAGAAGGCGATCATCGACTTCTACGCCCTCGCGGGCGTGACGGTCGACGCGACGGCCAAGGAGTTCGGGTCCGCCACCGCGCCGTTCGGGGCGCGCCTCAACGACGTGCTCTCGCGCGGGGCCGAGTTCAAGGGCTTCGAGCGCTTCAACAAGCACCCGTCGACCCGCGCCGTGGTGAGGGAGGTGGTCTCGGCCGAGGTGTCCAAGGTGGCGATCGACGAGGCGGCCTTCGCCGACCTCGTGGCCGAGAAGGTGGTCGAGGCCATCGGCGTGTAGGATTCGTGTGGGATTCATGTAGGGAATGGGCGGCTCAGGCGCTCAGAGCGGGCAGTGTGAGAAAAACGTATAATTCTCACCGGTTCGCACAAACTCATACCGGGTCCACCAGACTAGACTCGCGCGAACTGACTCCTCTGAGTGGTTCGCGCGTTTTGTCATCTCTTTGATCTCCTCGAAGGAGATCGTCTCCGGCCGGTCACTCGCGATGTTGAACGCGAAGGCGACGGCCTCCTTGTTGGCGTACACAGCCTGGACGAACGTGGACGCGAGGAGCTCGCGCCACTCGGGGTCGTCGACGTCGCCCTCCAGGTAGGGCACCAGCCACTCCCTCACCATCGTCTCGTCCGGCAGCATCCGCGCCTTCGCCTCCTCGCCCGCCAGGAGCTTCTCCAGGTCCGATATGCGCCCCTGACGCTCGCTCAGGGCCTCCGCTACGGCCTCGGCGGGAACCCCCTTAGCAATGGACTCCACGAGCCTCTGGGCCTCCCTCTTGGTGGTCGCGAGGGCCTCGCGGTACTCGTCGACGCGGGTGGGCTGCGACCTGCCCCACGCCACGATCTCGGCGACCATCTCGTCGACGTCGGCCTCGTTCGACAGCGCCTCGGCCACGGCACCGAGCACGCGGGCCTCGACCTTCTGCGAGCTGACCCTCAGGCCGCAGCCGCCGTCCTTCCTCAGGCACCCGTAGTAGGTGTACTTCTTCCCCGTGCCGCTCGTGCCCGCCGTGCCGCACATGGGCCTGCCGCACTCCAGGCAGAATATCTTCCCCGTGAACAGATAGCTCTCCATGACGCGCCTCCTCTTGTGCTTGCGCCTGTCCTCGCGCACCCTCGCCGCCTCCTCGAACGTCTCGCGCGAGACTATCGCGGGCATCCCTCCCTCGACCTCGTGGCCCGCGTACTTGTACGTGCCGATGTAGGCGACCTGCCCCAGCAGCTGCATGAGGTTCTGCGTGCACCAGGTCTTGCCCCTCGGGGTGAGCGTGCCCGTGTGGTTCAGCCACGCGCAGATCTCCGTCGCCGACTGGCCCCCGACGTAGCGCTCGAAGACCTCCCGCACCACAGGGGCCGTCCTGGGGTCCGGGACGAAGTGGTCCCCCTCGTCGACGGCGTAGCCGAATATGCGCCTCCCCGAGGCCCTCAGCTGCCTCGCCGACTGGTCTATGCCGTTCCTCACCATGACCGACAGGTTGCGGGAGTAGTACTCCGCCATCGCGTCGCCCATGACGGACATGAACCACCCGTCGGGCGTGTTGGCGATCTCGCCCTCGCGCACGGAGATGATCCTGACGCCCGCGCGGAACAGGCGGCGCTTGGCCTTCTGGGCCACCTCCACGTTCCTGGCGAAGCGGTCCATCTTGTAGACGAGCAGGACGTCGAAGAGCCCCGCCTCGGCGTCGTCGAGCATGCGGTCGAACTCCTCGCGCCTGCCCGTCTTCCACCCGCTCACGGCCTCGTCCCTGTAGGTCCGGGCCACGGTGATGCCCTCCCGCTCGGCCAGCTGCGACACCTGCCTGAGCTGGATCTCGATGGACTCCTCGCGCTGCGCGTCGGAGGAGAACCTCGCGTATGCCGCCGCGACCGTCATGTCAGCCCCAGCTGCGCCTTGGCGGTCACTATGCCGTTCTGGAAGGTCACGTTGGCGTTGGCCCCGAGGAACTCGCCCTCCCATGTCCACATCTCGGTCGTGACGTCAAGGACCTGGCTCATCGCCATCTGCGTGCCCTCGGAGCCGACTATCGCCACGACGTCGGCGTAGGTCATGCCGGGCTGTATGGCCTCGTACTCGGCCATCGTGATCGCCTCGACCAGGCCGAGCGCCTGCACCACAGGGTTGCGCGCCATCAGCATCCCCTCCCCTCTTCCTCGCGCCTCTTGCAGAGGTCGCGCACGTGGATGAGGACCTCCGCCTTGTCCATGACGTCGAGCTGGTTGAAGTACTCGAGCAGGGCCTCCTCGAGGTCGTCGAGGGAGTTGCGCTGGACGTCCGTCACGGTGTCGTCCTCCGCGAAGAAGTCGGAAACAGCGCAGGTCAGGACCTCGGCCAGCTTGATCAGCTCGTCCTGCTTGGGCAGCGCCCCCGTGCTCTTCCAGTTCGCGGCGCGTCCCTGCTTGAGGCCGGCGCGCGTGCAGGCCACGCCGGGCTTCAGGCCACGCGCCTCGCAGATCCGCTCGAAGTTCTCTGAGAACATCACGACCTCCCAGCCCTCTCGGAAATTTCCCAAAAAGTCTCTTGACAGGCAATCGTGCCATGAAATACTATCGTGTCACGAGATGCAACATCGCGAGACAAAATAGTACCAATCGTGTGACAGGAGACGGAAACCAACGGCCACACGTATGGGGATTGCTTGTCTCACAAGATGATAGCTCGTGTGACGCGATACTTCAAGTCTCCGTGACACGAACGGCAAATCGCTGTATCGGTGCGCGTGACCGCGCGCGTCGTGACGCCAATCGCCTTTGCGTGGCGGGCTCCCGTTATGGCAGGGGGTTGCGGACTAAGGCGGGCCAAGGTCGGTAAGGGACCGAGGCCCGCGCGATGGAGCGCTAGACGGCCCCTCACGGGCGGTGAGCATGCGACACCCGTCCGTGGCACGAGAGGGCTGAGGTCCACGACACCGGAGGCGACGCACACACGCAGATCAGAAGCCTACCCGAGAGTGCCAAGGTGCCGCGAGACGTCCCCATTGACCCGCGAAGAGGAGGGAGGAGGCATGCCCGAGACCTTTGAGCCCGAGAACCGCGCGACGCGCCGCAAGCGCCAGCGCGAGGCGGCACGCGCCGCGCGGCACGCCCGCGTAGCGGAGCGCCGCAAGGCCAACCCGGCCGTCAAGAAGTTCCACCCGTAACGACCGAGGCGGGGCGCACGCCCCGCACGTCCCACCAAGGAGGTAGCGAATGTGGGACCTGAAGGAAAGGATAGCCCAGCTCCTGGGCTCCACCGGCCTGACCACGGGCCAGCTGGCCCAGCTCATGCGCGAGCGGGGCGACGAGACGGTGAGGGGCAGCCAGATCCGTCGCGAGCTCGGCTCGGAGAAGGCCCCGACCCCGCTCTGGCAGCGCCGCCTTATGCTCATGGCGGAGCTGCTCACCAAGGAGCAGGAGCGCCAGAACGCCGAGGTTCAGAAGGCCGTCAGGCGCGCGGACAAGGCTCTCAGCCATGCGCGCTGAGGCTGTCGGACGTGCCCGAGGCGGCACGCGTCGCCCTCGTCAGGGGGCTGTGGGACAAGTTCGTCAGGGAGCGCGGCCCGCTGCCACAGGCCACGCCCCGAGCCATGTGAACCTGGGGAGGAACCATGGACGAGTCAATGTTAGCAGCGGCGGACGTCCTGCGGGGCGTGCTGCTGGTGCTTCTCCTGCTGGCGGCGTTCGCGCTGGCGTCCACGGCGGACCACGAGGAGGAGCTGCGCCACGAGGCGTGGCTCGCCGACCTGGAGGCCAGGGGCTGCTGGGTGATCAGGTGACGGGCTACCTCGCCATAGGCGGCACGATGGTCCTCCTGATGCTCCTGCCCGCCCTCGTGGTCCTCGCCATGCTGGTGGTGCTCGCGTATGCGTAGCGCGACCGAGACCCTGAGGGTCGACTACTCCACGGGCGGCCGCAAGGTCGTCTACAAGCTCTCGCGCGACGCGCAGAGGCGCGTGACCGCGCTGCTCAGGCGCAGGCCCCAGGGCGTGCGCCAAGTCACCCACGTCTACGTCGACCACGAGCCGGCCTTCGGGGACACGCTCGTCTACGCCTGCGACCACAGGGGCGTGGCGGTCTCAGCCGAGGTGCTGGCCGACCTGGACGGCGACCGCACCGGCGACCCGGCGGCCCTCGCCGAGATAGGCGTCGAGGAGGTCAGGTGAGCGGCATCACGCTCTACGACCACCAGAGGACCGCGCTCAACCTGCTCAGGCTCAACGACGGCTTCGCACTCTTCATGGAGCAGGGCACCGGCAAGACCTTCCCCGTGCTCTTCCGCATGGCCGAGCTGGCCGCGTCGGGCCGCATAGGCTCCGCGCTCGTCGTCGCGCCGAAGGCCGTCTGCGCCTCGTGGCGCGACAAGGCCGCGAGGCTCGACGAGAACCAGCAAAGGGCCCTCGCCGGGATCCGCATGGAGGTGGTCTCGTACGACCTCGCGTGGCGGAGGAAGGAGATCCGCGACGCGACGTGGGACCTCGTGGTCCTCGACGAGTCGCACTACGTCAAGTCACCGAGCGCCAAGCGCACCAAGGCGTGCCAGGCCCTGTGCAGCAGGGCGAGGTACCGCTACATACTCACCGGCACTCCCACGAGCAACGGGCAGCTCTGCAACCTGTGGAGCCAGCTCTCGTGCGTCGACCCTGTGGTCGACCGCGGAAGAATCTACCCATCGTGCCTCGGAGGCGATTCTTACTACAAGTGGATTGAGCGCGTGGCGTACATGGACCCCTGGCACAAGCCGTACAAGTACAGGGACGTCGACCGCATACAGGAGGTCATGGGCGAGTGGTCCTACCGGATCACCAAGGACGAGTGCCTGGACCGGCCCGAGCGGCTGCCCGACGAGGTGCTCCACGTGGAGCTGCCCCCGAAGGTCCGCAAGGTCTACGACGACATGGCCGAGCACTCGGCCGTGGTCGAGCTCGACGCGCTGGCCGGCAACCCGCTCACGCGGGCCCTGCGCCTGCGCCAGATGTGCTCCGGCTTCCTCGGCCTCGAGGACGGCGGCGGCATCGAGTACCCCAACCCCAAGGTCGCGGCCCTCAAAGACCTGCTCACCGACTGGGAGGGCAAGGTCGTGGTCTTCTGCGACTTCCGCCACAGCGTCGAGGCGTGCGCCGCGCTGCTGTCGAGGATGGGCCTCAACCCCGTCACGCTCGACGGGCGCACGAGGGACCCCGACGTGTGGCGCACCTTCCAGGCGTGCGAGGGCGTCCGCGCCATCGTCTGCCAGTACCAGTCGGGCAGCGCGGGCATAGACCTCTACGCCGCCGACACCATCGTCTTCTTCGAGCCGAGCCTGAGCTCGAACCTCACCGAGCAGGCACGCGACCGGATCCACAGGATAGGCCAGACGCGCGCGTGCTCCTACTACTGGCTCCTGACCGACAGGACCATAGAGCCGGCGATCTACGACGCGCTGAGGGGGTACAGGGACTTCTCCGAGGCGCTCTTCACCAAGCACATAAGCGAGTACACGAGAGGAAGAGGCTATGAAGGCTAAGATCCTGAAGGCGATGCAGCGCTGCTGCTCGCAG